AGGGCACTTCAGTAATATCACGCGCGGTTGTTGACCGCAATCTTGGCGAGGTTGTCCATCTCCTCGATCGCCTGCGCACGGATTTTCGGGTCCGCATGGTCATACCGCGCCATGAAGTTCGGGTCCGCCCGAAGCTGCTCCATCTTCTGCGATGCAGCGGCGGGGGAGAGGTTGCTGAAGCCCGGCGTCGAGCGCGTCTCGTTTCTGGGCGGGCTGGCCTCCATGTAGTTTCGGCCGAAGAACTCAAATACCTTGGCGGCGGCGGCCGGCCCCATCGCACTTTCGATGGCCTTGGTCTGTGCCTCCGTGATGCCGGCGGCTTTCAGCGCTGCCTTGGCGACTTCCACCTTTTGGTCGAACTGCGCGCCCCACTCCTTCTGGAGCCCTTCTACCTGTTGCGCGTGTTCAGTCTGCACCCGCTGCACTGCGTCCAGTTCCAGCGCCTTGTAGCTTTCGGTGACAGCCTTGGCCTGGTCCGCAGTGAGCCCGGCCTTGTGGAACCAGCCACGAGCGGCGTTTGCGAAGCCGGGGTCCGCCCCTTCTGGCAGGTCTATCTGATAGCCGTCCGGTGACTTCGGCCGCCCGAGCTTTTCGTAGATAGCATCCACCGCAGCCTTGTCGTTAGCGTCCTTGGGCAACATGACCGTGCGCCCGGCCTTGTCCGCCCCGAACAACTTCTCCAGGTTCTGGTAGCTCTGCATGATGGCGAACGGATCGGTGTCGGCTTTCCAGCCCTTGCTCTCCGCCCACGCCTTGTCCTCGGCGGAGAGTTTTCCGAACCACCCGTCCGCCTGCCCGGTCTGGCCGGTCTGGCCGGTCTGGCCGGTCTGGCCGGTCTGGCCGGTCTGGCCGGTCTGGCCGGTCTGGCCGGTCTGGCCGGTCTGGCCCCCGAACACAGACGTGGCCACGGCCGCTGCGCCAGCGCCGCCTGCTCCGGCCCCCGTTTCAGGAGCGCGCACAATGCCCGCGCTCGACAGCAGCCCGCCATAAATGGTCACAGTCTTTCCTCCAAGTTGTGGCGTTCTTCGAGCGTCACACTCAACATTCGAGTGAGAAGGTCAAAGACTTCACGCCGCCCGGCCGCCCGCGCCATCGCGAGAGGATCAATGGTTCCAGTGATTTGAGAAACAGGAGGCCCATACCTTCCGTCCCCGTTACATTCCTGCCGCAGATACGCGAGGATCAACTGCGCGTTTTTGGTCAGTCGGCCGTCAGGCCCGAGGCACATGGTCCGCAGAGCCTGTTGTCGAACCCGTGCTTTTGTCTTCGGACTTGTCATGGTGTTCCTGCCGCGCCTGGGTTTAGCATCTGCGCTTCGGCGGACAGCATCTGCGCGTGCGCGAAGTCCTTGGCGGCAGAAGCAATGCCGGGGGCGGCCTCAACCGCTTGTTGCGCGAGCGCGGCCTGTTGATCCCCTTGCTCTTTCTGCTGCATCTCAGCGGCGTCGAACAGGATGTCCGGCGGCGCTCCGTTGATGTCGGCCATGCGCTCAAGAGCGCGGCCGGTGTTGATCTTTTTCATGACGCCCTGGTCATACTGCGCCATCTGCCCGGCGAACTCCAAGGTGCGCAAGATGCCGACGCCTTCCTCCGCCTTGATGGCGCGAGTGAGCGGGCTGTCGTACTCGATGTCCAGCCCCCCATCTTCGCGGAGTTCGTCCGGCACCTCGTCCGGCGAGATCGCCCCAGCGTGGGCCAAGATATCGATCTCCCGCTCGATGATCGTGCCCAAGAACTCGGTGCGCAGTCGGCCCCCGATAGGCCCCAACAGCGCGCCTTTCTCTTGGACAAGCTGCATGACTTCGGTCGCCGTCTTGCGGTCTGATCCATTCTGGACAAGCACCTGAAACAAGTTGACCAGGAACGCGCCGTTGATCGCCTGCCGCCGCTGGTCAAGAAGCTCCAGCGTGAAGCCGGTCTCCCCTTGCGGGCGCAGCGGCTTGATGCGATCCTGGCCGTCAGGCGACAGGTAGCCGTAGTTGATAGCCCCCGGCCGCACGGCGAACGGGTCCAGACTGTCCGCGTCAACCGCCATCCACGGCGGGTCGGTCACAAGTTGACCGTAGCGCAGGCTTGTCTTCACCATCTCTTGAAGGGTGAGGATGTCCGACAGCGCGTCCTGCGCCGGCCCGCGAGCGTAAATCTCGCGTGGCGCAGTGACATAGCGCGCGACGGCGAACGGGAACGTCCTGTACCCGCTCTCCTCGACGATGGCGGTTTCGTCCCCGACGTAGAAGACGACGCAAGCAAACGGCATGTTCTTGTTGTCGCGGCGCTGCGTATCGCGCTCGGCACGCGGGAACACTGCCTTGCAGAATTTCACCTTTTTCAAGGGGTTCTTCTCGGAATCGTCCTTGATGGACTTGGGGAGCTTGTCACCCCACTTCTGCATGGCCTGCCGCTGCGTGTATTCGTGGACCCAGTAGGCCGTGTCGATGACGCCGTTGTGGTCTTCGTCGAACCATATCTCGGACAGATGAACGGAGACATAGCGGATGCCTGGGCGAGCATCGTGGATGTACAGCACGCCGTTTCCGAACGCCCCGAGGCTCATGTAGCTCTCATACGCCCGGCTCGCGAAGTTTGCGCGCGGGGCGTACCGGACAGCGAACAGTAGATCGTTCAAATTAGACAGGAAATTGCGGACCTTGGACAACCTGTTCAGCGACCTGTTCTTCGGCGCGAGCATGTGCCACTTGCTCGTCTGCGGCGTTACCAGGGTGTCGATAGCGGCGGCGAAGCGCGGGAGCGCCAACTGTGCCGTGCTGTCGAACACCTCCTGGTTCAGGTTCGTGCCGGGGGTGTAGGTCGTGGTGAACCCGACAGAAGTCGGAAGCACGACGCGCGCAATCTTCTCCCAGGTCGTGTTGAAGTTCACACGATCTGCTTGGAGCCGCTTTAGCCGCTCATTCAGGGTTTTGGCGCGGTCGTCATCCACGGTTTACTGTCCTACGCGGCTGGTTGTGCCGAGGTTCGGGAGGCCCTGATCGCTGGTGAGGATCGTCGTCTTCCGGCCTTGCCTACGCGCAGCAGCATCCTCTGTGTTGATCTTGGCTGTGGCGTCGTCAACCTGCGGGGCGGGCGACGGCTGAACGACTTGCGGTGGCGGTGGCGCTACGGCCTTAGGCCCCCCTCCGAACAATCCTGACATGGTGGTCTCCTTCAAAGCTTCACTTCACCTGTCCCGGTGGCCGTCACGACCGGGGGGCGAAAATCTCCCATCCACGAGACGCGCCGGTTCGGCGCACGGGCGAACCTCCGCCCCATCATGGCGTACCGGCTCGCAGAGATCAAGTCATCGTTCAATTTGACAATCAGCCCGTCCTTCCTGTGATACAGACTGAACTCGTTCAGCCACATGGTGCAGGTGCTGAAAACTTTCCAGCGGCCCTCGTTCATACGGGTCAACATCTCCATGACGCCGGCCTCCACACCGACCGAGCCGTCCTCGAACGTGACGTGCGACGGGTGTGTCAACAGCCCGGCGGCGCGGTACTGCTTGGCAAGCTGCACCCCCGATCCCTTGTCGTGCTGGTTGCCGTCATGCGGCCACATCCACGGCAGCAGCCCACCCCACTGCTTCAGGGTCGCCGCGTGCACCAAGGGTGTCTGCTTCGTTTCGCGGTACTCGCGGGTCAGGTAGAGCGTGTCGGTGTCGCGGTCCCAACAAAGCTCGACGCCGCCGAACGGGTGATCCCACCCGAAGTCCATACCGCCGACCCGCGCCCAGTGATCCGGGATGCGGATGGGGTCGATCTTGATCAGGTCTTCCGGGACGTTGAACACCCGGCCGGAGCCAAGAACAGGAATGCCTTTCGTGCGGGCGTCGCGAGTAGAGTCATCGTAAGATGCGATAATCTTCGCCTTCTGCTCCGCAGAGTAGTGCCCCACGTCTTCGATCGTCATCTGGACAACGATGCGGTCGTTGCCGGGGTTCTGGAAGAACTTCATGACGACTTGCGACATACCCTTCAGCGGCGTGAAGGTGATGTAGACCATGCCGCTCGTCGCGTTGGTGCGGGTGACGGCCTCCTCGTACACGTCGTAGGGCGGCTCCTCGTCGAGCCATACGCCATCCACGGTGTCGGCCTGCCACTTCGACCGGCCCTGGTCGAAGCTCTTGAAGCGCACGACGGACTGGCCGCCCTGGACGTGGTTGACAACGACGGCGTCGATCGCGTCCTTGATGCCGGCGCGGCGCTTCGGCTTCTGCGCGAAGCACTCCTTCGGGATGAGCCCGGTGCCCCAGGCTTCTTCGATCGAAGGCGGCCCGACCAACAGGCGCTGCATGCCGTCTCGTGTCAACTCGCCGCTCTCCGATCCGGCGAGCCACGATGTCGGCCGCGACCACACCCGGCCGGGCCACCCCGGCGGGTAGCGCCCGGTCAGGTGGTAGGCGAGTTCGGCCGCGCCGGAGTAGGTCTTGCCTAGCTGGTTGCCGGCGGAGAACAGGCGCTCGCGGTAGCGGTTCCCCAGTTCATGGAACAGCGTCTGCTTGGGGTACGGCCGGTAGTCCTCCAGCTTCGTGAGCTTGGCCTGCTCCTGCTTGGCCGCGTTGACCCGCTGGAGCAGTGCCTGGAGATCGTCGTCGGTCAGGGTGCGTAGATCAACCATTCTGCCGTTCCCGGAGCCAGTCCGCCACGAGCTTCGCGTAGCCGGCGATGTCGTCCCAGTGCTCCGGGACGAGGGGGTCGCCCGAGGCGATCCGCGCCAGCTTGACGCAGATCATCTCACGGGCGTGCTGTAGAACCATTGGTTCGTTAGCTGGCTTCGGCGCGCAGGCG